TAACTGTGGTATTCCATAAATCACTTAATGATGGATTAATAGATGAATAATTCGCAAGATTGTTTTCATTAGGTCCTGCACTCCAAGCTAAAATAGGTATGTTAGTTGTATTGTAAGAATCAGGTCCTCTAGATCCCGGTGAACTAAAAGGTGTAGAGTCCATAGTTGAATTACTTACGCTACCCCTACTCCCTACTGTACTTTGTCTGTTTCCTCCGTTACCACCATTTGCTTGGTAACTTTGAATACTTGAACTTCCTCCAGAGCCTCCAACAGAACCGTTATTTTGTGCTCCACCGTTTCCTCCAGCAGCTACTGAATATGGTTGTGAATATGGTGCAGATACTGGTACATTATAAAAACCAAATCCAGCTCCTCCACCGCCTCTTCCAGAAAAACCATCAGAAGATCCAGCTCCTCCGCCACCACCTCCAACGATGTACATAGCAAGATTAGTTGTTCCTGGACTTGCTGTAAAAGTACCTGAAGAAGGTCCATTTACTTCTAAAGATCTAGTAGCAAAAATATCTCCGCCTGAAGATCCAGCTTCAGCAGCAGTAATTCTTCCTTGTGCATCTACCGTAATAGTTGCAGTTACATACGAACCTGCAGTAACTCCAGTGTCTGCAAGTTGGTTAGGACCAACAGCATCGTTTGCAATTTTAGCTTGAGTAATTTGTAATGCACTAATTTTTGAACTTGTAATTGCGTTGTCCGCAATTTTCGATGTAGTTACATTTGAATTTGAAATCTTGGCAGTAGTCACTGCATTGTCAGAAAGTTTTCCAGTTGAAATTGCAGCATCATCAATTTTAGCTGTAGCAATTGTTCCACCCAAAGTGTTTAATGATATTTCATTTAAATTAGTTCCATCAGAATAAGCAGCAACGATTGCAGCTTCACCTGCAGTGAAACCTGTTCCACTTACAGTTTTAATTGTTAGGTTTGTTACACCTGTTACAGCAGATAAATCAATAATATAAAATTTTTCAATTGAATCTGGAATAGTTACAGTTGATGCACTTGTTAAAGTTCCAGTGAACTTTAAAATCATATTTCTTGCATTTGATAATGTGGCATCAGACATTGCAAGAGCTACAGTTCCACCATCAGAAAGTGCTACTGCTTCATAACCTGCAATTGCTTGTTGTACTAAGTTTAAGTTTGTGTTTGTTTTATCACCCCATGTACCAGCGTTTTCGCCAGTGACCATTAGTTCAAGTTTTAGATCTGTTGAGTAACTAGATGCCATAAATTTTTTCTCCTAAATAATTATAATTTTACCTTAATCATGCAGCTAAATCAACCTCTGACCATGTATTGTTTACACCTGGGTCGATCTCATTCCATGAAGTGATATTAATACTTCCTATTGAATTAGTCAATTCTATGCCTGTAACACTCACGTTTGCGTTAGCGACAACACCTTCTTCACCTAAGAATAAGGTCGCTTCTATGCCTGTTACATCATAAATAGTGTTTTGTTCTACCTCTCCTACAGAGCTTGTTAATTCGATACCTGTTACTGTTAGATTTGCATCTGCAGTAATTGTTTCTTCTCCTACAGAGATTGTTAATTGAATACCCGTTACACTGACATTTCCGTCAGCTGTTACTGTTTCATCTCCAGTAGTACTTGTAAGCTCTTGTCCTGTAATATCTACATTTACATCAATAGAAACTGTTTCATTACCAATAGAAGAAGTAAGTTCAGTTCCAGTAGGTTCTACTGTAACTCCGATATCTAAAGTAACAGAACCAATAAAGGAGTCTAGGTTATCTTCAATAGGGTTTACTACTACACTACCGCCTGCCTCAACATCTACAGGTCGAATAGAAATAGTCATTTCACTACCAACAACGGATAGTCCCTGTACTTCTCCTACTGATAGTGTTGCTTGTATTCCGGTTACATCTACATTAGCATCTCCAGTCATTGTAATTTGACCAGGAGTGGATGTTAATTCTAATCCAGTTACATTTTGATCTGAACCTGCTTGAGTAGATACTGCACCAATAGACATGGTTGCAGAAACGGATCCTGTTTGTACAGAATACGCGTCACCCCATACCATAGAGCCCCATTCAGCTCTACCCCAACCTGCATTAACTTCTGCGTCAGCAGTTGTGCTTCCTATAGAAGTGGAAGCGCTTAAACCACTTAGGGAAACAGTTTGGTCACCTAGTAACCCCCAGGTTCCAAGTCCCCATGTTTGTTGTCCCCAAGTAGCCATATCATTTTAGTTCCTTAATTACGCAATTCTTAAGATTGCAGCTGAAGTTGTGAATGCAGGGAACTGGATTGTAAATGTTCCAGATGTTGCAGTCTTGTCTCCACCGAAATCTAACACAGCAACTGCTTCAGTAGTGTTTGTTCCACCGTCAGTTGTTGTATTGTAAATCAAAGCACCTCTAGCTGTTAATGTAACACCAGTAAAAGATAAGTTAGAGAAGCTAGTAATAGCCACTCCAGACGATACTTTAACACCTGAGTTTACTAAAGCTTTACCACCTGCAGAATAACCTGCTGGTGAACTTACTTCGCCAGATGTTGCATAGTTAGTAGTTGATGCACCTAATGTAGCAGTAGAAACATACATTGCTAAATTAAATGTATCTCCACCACTATCAAAATCATGCTCACCACCCATTAATTGTTTTTTAAATGAATTGCAAATTGCATTTGTTGTAATAGCCATAATTATTCTCCTTTATTAATTTTTATGGTGACGGTGAATCTACTTTAACTCTAGGAACACCATCATCAAATTCTGCACGTCTCCTTCTCCCCATTTGTTGAAGGGCAAAATTCTGTACTTCTTCATTATACTTGCTTTTGTATAAGTTGTACATATCCAAGGGACCTTTTAAATAAGAAAAAGCTTCAGTTAATACACCGTGTAGTAACATTGATTCTTGGTATGTAGATAGAAATGTATTGTTAGTTGATGTAAATTCTGGTGGATCTGTGATGTAATTAATTTGTACAGTGTATGCAGAGTCAGGTATCGGAGCTACAAGAATGTTAAAATCGTCCCAGTTAGCCCAATATTTAGGTAAACCAGTTGCACCACCATTATTATATTCAGATATAAAACTTGTGTCTCTTTTTTCTAAAAAACTTCTATCACTTCCATTAATTACTTGAACTGATCTCATAATAGTTAAATCAGCAGGTAAACTTACGTACCTGTTTCCTGACGTAAACGTAGATGTTGAATATTTTCTAAGGTCATCATAATCAACTTTACCGGCTATGTCTAATTCTACAGATCTAATAAAATCTTGAATAATTTGATCAGTTAAAACTGTGTTACTAACCTCAGTGTAGTTTCTTACTTGTGTTAAAAATTCTGAATATGTTATAGCCATTATGTAATACTCACTGTTCCTGTTGAATTTGTCAATTGGTTTCCTGAAACATCTACTTCTATATTTTCAATAGCAGTAACTGTTACTGATTTAACTTGTATTGATAACTGTCTTCTTCTATTTTGTAATGATGGATCTGCAGGGATCATTTCTGAAGTCCCTTGATTTGAAAAAGCAAAATCGCCAGGTAATGTTAAGTCTGCAACACCAACTGAAATCCCACCAGAATCTGCAAATAAACCTGCTATTAAAGTAGGTTGTTGAAATTTTTGTGATCTTGTATTTCTTAAAGCTATTGCATCTGCCTTATGATATGGTGGATCCAATTGCGGATGTTTTGGTTCATACTCAGATATATGCACTAAAGAACCATTCCATTCTTTTACCATTTCTGTGTATGGAAAAGCTTGTCCAGATCTATCAGATATAGCTTGTGATTTTTTACCTCTTGCGTAAGACATTAGACACCATCTCCAAAATAAGTTTGTGGTGAAATGTAAACAGAAGTTCTAGAACCATCTTCGTTCAATGCTCTTAATAACTCATCCTCATATAATTGTTTTAAAACTTGTATTCTATCTGGTGCTTTCTTTTGAGATAAGTAATATGCCAATCCTGCACACATGCATGGTAAAAATCTATAAGCAATATCTGCAGTATTAGTAAATGCACCTGCATCTTCTAGTCTATTAATTGTGTAATATTTTAAAGTTGTATAAGTTGTTGCATCTGGCGCTAAGTACAAACTAATTGTAGGGGTCGTTTGTCTATTCACATAATATTGTGAGGGTTGTCCAGTTGCTAATTTATTAGGTAAAGCTGCATACGCTGATCTATCAATCTTTGTAAGTGATATATCATTTGTAGATGAGTTATCTCCTGCAGCTGCAGTTGTGGATATATATGCTTCTAATACATCATTAACATCTGTAGGTACAGTATATGTTGCAGTTCCAGAAGTTAATGCTTGTTCATTAAGTTGAACTTTCCAAAGGTGAATACCTCTGTTTCCCCATTCAGCAAATAATAGATTTAAACTTCGTCTTGCACTTCTAATGTCATTACCACTATTAGTTCGCATACCACATCGTTCGTATGCCTCTTCAATTATATCATCGATCTGAAGATCGAATGCTGTAGTTCCTGACGTTGCCATAATTCATTAAATCAAATCTTTAATATAATCCATAGATTTACCAGGGATTAAATTTTCATCTTGTAAACCCATACCTGAAGTTCTAGCTGCACCGTAGCCTTTCATTTCACCACCAGTTTTTAATTTAGAAAGTTTCATTTTAACAGCTTTCATTTTAGCTTCTCTTGTGTCTGGTGAATCTTTAATAGAGGGTATCATTTTCATTATTTGATTAGATTCTTTTTCAGATATTGCTGCACCAGATAATTTTTTGACAGCATTAGTTTTAAATTTCATTAATTTAGATTTAAATTCATTTGATTTTTTTAAACCCTCTTTAACATCTCCTTTAGCCATTGTGCCGTATCTAGCTTTCATTGGTGTTTTTAATTCTATAAAAATTTGTCCTGGTTTTTTAGGTTTCTCTTTAGGCTTTTCATCTTTTACCATTTTGCCTTTTTTAGCATAACCCATTTTATTTCTAACATCTGTAGGTAGTTTACCTAGTGATTTCTTTTTGTCCGCTGGGACTGGTTTTAAATTCTTCATAATTCTCCTTAAAATTTTATACGTCTATCATACCACCGTAGTATCGCTTAGTAAATGTCTTCACATTAGTTGGTTTACCTCCAGGATTACCGGCTGCTCTTTTTCTCGCAACAGCAGAACGCTTTTCTGATCCTGTCATTTGGGCTGCTTTTGCAGCAGGCACGCATTTGGGGTACTTTCTTTTTGATCCACTTGCAGATTTTCTTCCACATTCTTTGTATCCTCCTCCTTTTTTAGGTGCAGATATATCTACCCATTTTTCTGAGAACCATTTCTTTAAACCAGATTTGGCCATTAGAATACGCCTTTGAATCCTTTACCTCTAATCGCGGCTCCAGTTCCACGGGCCATGCCTCCCTTATTAAAATCAGGAACAGGTCTTCCTTTACCTGCATCGCCATAAGCACTTGTTGTTGTATCTACAAGCATAGATTTTGAAGGTTGTAGTTTATCTCTTGATTGAGGTGATCTCTCGTATTTTTTCTTTTTCTTTTTAGGAAAATTATCTATAATTTTTTGTACTTCTTTTTTTAATTTTGTTCTTTTTTCCATTAGATCTCCAGTACTAGCTTTTTTAGGTCCCCAGTCTTTTCTTTTAGTTCCTGAAGGATCTTTAATTTTACCTGCACAAATTTTAGACGCATAAGCGTTAGCATACGCTGAAGGGTATACTTTAAATTTTCTTTTAGCGGCCGCTTTGCCTCTAGCACATAGTTTTGTCATAGTGTCTAAGCCTTGTTAATTGTACAATGTAATTCATTGTACCACTTTTAAACTATGCAGTAAATGTCTTGGAGAGTGGATTTTTCTTTCTTTTAATAGCTTTAATTACTCTTTGTTTCTTTTTCTTTTCATCTCTGGCACCTCTTAATTTACCTTCGACTTGCTTTGATATTTGTGATCTACCTATTGCCATTTTACCCCCTAATATTTCAATATTATATTTATTGATGAACGTGATTTATTTTCCTTACAAGAAACCCCTTTGTGATCCCAATTACTTTTAAAAACTTTAGCCTGCCCCATCACATCCTTATAAAACACGTCTTTAATTAAGGTACCACCGTCTGTTTCAAGAGGAGTATACACTATAGATAAGAAATTGTCTTCTTCCCTATCCTTATGTAATAAACCCTCTTGATTCTTTAAATAATAATTACAGTGTATTCTGGAAAAAGATTCGGGATTTGTAAATTTTGTTTTATCCATAATAATTGAAGTAATGATTCTTATATAAATAAGCAAAGGGTCATTTAAATTAATTTTTTTAAAGTTATCATCTATTTCATCGTAAAGACAAAAACAAAAACCAACATGAGGCGTCTCATTATCATAAGCAGTTAAATAAGAATTGTTATAATCATCAGAGGCTATGTAATAATGTTTTGTTGATAACATATTTAATAGATTTTTATTTTCATTATCAGGTAATATATTGTCTACTAATACTGGTTGATTAATTTTCAACATATTTTCTCATTGGGTTTATTGCATCAAAATTAAATGAAATAATTGTTTTTGAATTGTTTGATTTGTTCACAGGTGCTCTATGTATAAAATAAGATGGGAAAATTATTATATCACCTTCATTAACATCAACAGTATATTTTTTAGAAGGGTCCGTTGGTAATAATATTTCTGTTCTTGGGTTATCGTCATTTAAGTCTACATAGTAAACTCCAGTATAATTAGACCCATGTGTATGCCAACCATGAGTGCCTTCTTTCTCATATTGTTGAAACCAGACATCATAGATAGTGCATTTAGTTAATCCAGAAGCTTTTATCATTTGATTTAATTTTTTTTGTAATATTGGAAAAAACAAACGCACCCACTCTCTTGAATTATCATGACTATTTTTCCAATCAAGGTTGTCTATATTATCGTTTTGACCTCTATCCTTATCTACAAAACTTTCTTTTTTCTTTTTAAAAAATTGTAAAAGGTTGTCTTTAATATTTTTATGGTCTTCAATATGGGAATGAAATAAAAAAGTTTTAAATTCTATTAATCTCATAATTAAGTTTTACAAAATCTATTTTATAGACTTTGTTAATTTTTTTAATTTCTTCTTTATTTAATTTATATTCAGGACCTATATCTCTATTAGCATGCTGCAATCTTAAATCACAGTTAGGTAAGATTGATTTTATATTATTAGTTAAATCCTCTATTTTTAAAATATTGTGTATATCATTTTTCATAAAATTATGAATAAAATCACACTGGGGCATAGAATAGTAAGAAACATTATTATTTTTAAAAAAATCTCTATCTAAAAATTGTATTAATGTTTCTTTTTCAGGTATCCAATTTTCTCTTTTACAATGACGCCAAGAAGATACAGCTCTTGTGTATGGATCTCTACAAGTTGTAATTTTTAAAACTTTTTCACCTTTTAACTCAATGTTTTCTTTATATTCTTTATAGGTATCAAAAAATAAAACTCTTTTATAGTTTTTAAAAATGTGCATTAAAGTAGTCGAAGCACATTTAGGCATTTTAAAATAAGCTACGAAATCAATCATTTTTTATTCTCTTTTTGGTAAGATATTTTGAAATAGTAGAAAAATAGTAATCCACCCATTGAAAATCTTTCCAATTGTCTACAAATTTTATTTTAATTTTTTTATCTGTTTCAAATAACATATAACACAAAGGTGTTCCTTTTTTAACGTATATATGATTTTTATTTTTAGGTAAAGGTAAAAATAAATTTAATTCTTGGTAATCTTTAGATGCATTTATTATACCAGGAACTATTTCAAAATCTAAAAAACTCCACCAAGGATTATTTAATATTATCGGAGAAGAACAGTTTATTCTAATATCAAACATTAACTTTGCTACTGCATAATACTTATCTTGATTTACATATTTTAAAAACTGATCATTACTGTGTATACTTAATCTCCTCCCATCATTGAGTATACCTTTTCCAAAACTACATTCTTTAACACCATTATGATCATATATAATTTCAAAATCACATGGAGATAAAAAGCAAACCATGTTTCTAAAATAATTCATAAAACCAGAACAACTTCTAATAGATTTACGCCTAAAACTTACATCAATTCTTTTAGGTATGGTTGGAAAATATTTAGGAATATTTTTAGGATATGTAACAAAAGATTCTTTTAAAATATTAGAATCAATTAAATTACTACCAACAAAAAGTCGGTGAGAAAACATTAAACTAAATCAACTGCCTTTCCTATTACGGGTTTATATTTAACTTTTTTATCTTCTCTATATGCTCTCAAATATTGTCTCCTTGGATTATAAGGTACCCAACTTACATGAACCCATCCGCTATTCGGTTCTCCTGGAGTGTAGAACTCGAGAATCAATTGATCTGTTTCACAGTTCATATGGATCCAATCAGCTACCTCAGCATTGTCAACTCCTATACATTCGAAATCAACCGCCTCAGCTTTAGCATGCTGTGAATTTTCTGAGCTTCCTATTGCTTTACAAAGTTCTACAGATCTAAATCCGCTAGTCACCTTAACTCTACCGAATTGGTCTCGGACTGGCTGAAGTACATTTTCACAAAGTTGTTTTAATTTATCTATCTGATCGCCATTAGGATTGTTATCAATATTTAAACGAATTGCAG